GCCGTCATCCAGGCTCGCAGCCCTTCGGTGCGATCCCGATCGGTAATGTTGGCGAGGCGACGGTTGCTGCTGTGGCTGTTGTTGTTGTGGGGCGGATTCGGATCGCTGCGACGGCCCTGCGACTCGGAGAGGGCCGCCATTTCGTTGGCCTGCTTCTCTTCGCGCTCGATTCGCGCCTTCAGTTTGTCGATGTCTGCGTGGATGGCGTCGAACTTCTGCGTCTCTTCCGCCGTGAGGTCCATGCGGCCAGCTTCACGGGCTTTAGTGAGGACTTCGTTGGCCTGATCGCCGAGCTTCTTGCGTTCGTCTCGGAGTTCCTGAACGTATTGGAGATCCATGTGTCTGTTCCTCGGTCGTGCGAGGAACGGCGGATGACACATGGCATCTGGAGCCTACCCACGCACGAACCCAAAAGAGTTGGATTCGCGTTGCGTGGTCGCTCCCAGGTAGCCGGGGCTACACGTTTTGTCGTCTCCTAGCCATAGCCGGGTAGCCAGCCATCGCTAGGGACTCTCTGTGTATGGCTACTCTATTTTCGGTGCAACTCCGAGGAAGGGCCGTTTTTTAGGTGGTAAATTAAGGCTTCACGAACCACGCGCGCTACGGACACGTCTCGGTACAATGCTTCGGCAATGACCGCATCGTGCAATTGCACTGGGACGGTCACGGCAGGAATCTGCGACACTTCAGGAGCGAGCGCCGGACGCCCTACCTTGCGAGTTGTGTCTTGTGCCATCTCTGGAGGAATTCCACCTCGTTCGGGCGTTCAGCCCGCAGATTTGAATCCACGCGCAAATCGGTGTCTGGATAGGCCGGAAAGGCCACCGCCGACAACTCCTTAACGAGCATATCGGTCACGTCTCGCGTAGGGAGCTTTCCGTCGAATGTCCATTCGTCCTCGAGCATCCGGAAGCCAAAACTCATGCCCGAGACGTCACCGCGCTGAACGGTCTCGATGTACTTGCCCCCCCATGCTGGCGGAATAATCTTGACGCCAAGACCTGCGGAATCCTTCCACGCCGCCATCGTGCGAGCGCTCAGGCGCCCAATAGGATTGTCCGAGTTGTGATTCCAGAGGCCGTGCATGTCGTGTCCAGCATTTAGGCTTCGATTCACCGCCTCTGGACGGATCCGCTCTTTAAACCCGCCCAGATCGACTGACCATTTATCGAACACAATCGCGTGGCCTATCAGCCCCCCCCCGCTCGCAGGCTCGGCGCGTTTCGCCACGATCCGAGTTAAGCCGTCAATAGTGGCAACACGTATGCTGCGCTGAGAGCGGCACGAGACGCACAACGCTTCTCCTGAAACAATCGCGACAACTGGGTTGGCTAGACAGGACTTGCACGTCTCTGGATGACTCGACCACGCCATGACACGCGCGGCGATGTTCCGGACTTCGACCGGACGCTCGCAGGCTGTTCCATCTCCGAATCGGGTCATTGCCCGTTCAAGGTCAGCGGACATTTCGGATCTCCTCTTCCATGATGCGATCCGCCAACTTATCTGCGCGGGTCGATTCCCAGCGGTGCAGCGTCCTGTCTACCATTTCACCGAACCCGTCAGGCCCAGCATCGAGAATACCCGTCAGCGTCTGCATAGACTCCGCGAAGTGTTCACGGACCAATCCGCGCGCCAATTCGGCCGGATCGTCTCGGCTCTCGATGAGTGTCGCGTGCAATCGCGTAGCTGGCAACAGCGCCTCAACAAACAAATCCTCTTCGGTTTTGTCGTAGTAGGCATCAATCCAGGCGCCGAGCTTTTGTGGATTCGTCCGGAAGTTCTTCGCCTTAGCCACCTCTCGTCTAACCATACGGCCCATCGCATCGGCCACGACATGCCGGACGGCTCCGAATAGCGATGACCGCTGTGTCTGCTGCCGCTCCAGTTCGGTGGCAATGTCCGCTCTGGCTCTGGCGAGATCAGTCTTGAGTGTCTCGGCTTCTGCCGTGGCGACTTCGTGCAGGCGCGTGAGCGTCTCTATTCTCAGCAGGGCTACACCCTTATCGTTCTCGGCTTCTCCGGCTCTGATCTTGGCGGCATCGCGCTGGGCTTCCATGTCTTCGAATTGGGCAATGGCCGCATCGCGCGCTTTCTCGCCTTCGCTGACCAGCGCAAGAACTGCATCACGATCTGATTCTGCTTGACTGCGGAATCCCTGCAATAACGCTAGGGCTTCTCCATTTGCTAGAGATTCAGCAGCGCGATCCGATTCAGCTTTTTGCGCTCTGGCTTCTGATTCCTCAACTTTTGCGAGCGCCTCAACTCTGGCTTTCTCGGCTTCGCTCGCCAGTGAGAGCGCTGCGTCCTTGTCCTGCTCATGCTTCCATCCGAAGTCCTTCGCGATCTGTAATTCGCGCTCGATTTGTTCCTTCCACGCGGCCCATTCGGCGGTATTCGTTTTGATGCGTTCGTCTAGCGCTTCTAATTCAGCGTGAGCGGCAGTGTTGCGAGTCGTCAGTGCTTCGATTTCTTCACCACGGCTGTGCGCCAGATCAGAGGCCAACTTGAATTCCGCCTCCAGTGTGGTCTTCGTCTCAGTTAGGAGGAGTCCGGCGTCCACGATTTCCTGCTTCAGTGCCGCAATAAACTTCTCGGACTTCTCGGCTTCAGCCACTGCGACGTCGCGCGAATCCTCGGCCTGCTGTAACGCTTGGCGAGTCGCCGTCAGCGCCTCCTCCAGCGTCTTCATCTCTTGCGGTGTCGGCCCTGCCGGTTGCGGTGGCGCAACCGGAGCTGGCGGCTCTTTCAGCTTCTCAATGGTCGCTTTCTTCTCGTCAATCAGCAGGTCCCACCACTGTGAGACTCGGCTGAGCGGAATGACGTTCTGTTGGACGAAAGACTCATCCCCTCCAGCAATAGGATCGCGGTTCTCATAGCCGCGGACTTCGTTGATCTGAATCGAGCCGATATTCGATTCCGCTGAGTACAATTCCGCTCGGCTCTGAGCATCCACCGACAAAAACCCGTGCGTCTCGTGCTCAATGAACTGCTGACGCCTCTCGAGTTTGGCAATCAGCTTGCGACTGAGCTGCTGTTGCCAGAGCACCAACCATGGACGGATGCACGAGGACAGATAGGCCGCGTCCATCTGTTCCACGTTGCTATAGGTGGCATCCGCCAGATCGCCCAGCTTGTGCGGCGGAACCTTGAACCACCGCGCAATCTCCCGGATCTGCAACACCCGCGTCTCGTTGAACTGCCCCGCATTCGGCGGAATGACGTTGGATTTATAATCCGCGTCGTTGTAGAGGATCAGCATCTTGTGGGCGCGTTCCAGTCCTTGATGCCGTGCCTCTAACTGGTCCCGGTGGCCTTTCTCAACTTTCGGATCCGGCCGCGGGCCTTTGACAGACACCACGCCGCCCATCGAGGCACCGTTGCCGAAGAACGAGGCCCCATAGCGTTCCGTCGCCAAAGCCAGTCCCAGCGACTCTCGAGCCTGTCGGACTAGAGAGCAGCCCACCGAGCCGTCATGGCTGTAACCCACAAGGTGGATCATGTCCTCCGGATCCAGGAACACCTGTCTCCCGGAGTCGTTCCGCACGCGATACGTCAGCCGCCCATTGTCCCGAATCAAATCCACGCGCTCCGGCACCAACGGCCACAGCGCCGCCGGCCTGCCGATAGAGTCACGCTCAATCTCCGCATAGGCGTTCTGCCAGAGCAGGGCATGAGCCTGCATCGTGCGCCGGAACACCATGGAATCCATCTCTGGATTCGGGGAATCATGGAGCAACCGATAGAGTGGATGTTCTTCGAAGCGATCCTTTCCCCCCGACGGCAAGCGCTTATAAAGCATCAAGGGCAGCGAGGCCACATCATCTGAGATCATCGTCACCGCTGACCAGACGGCACTAATCGTCATGGCCGTGTCTTCGTTGACGCTCACGCCGGCATGGGACGGAGACCCGCCGAAGATTCGGGCAATCTCTCGATCCTTGGGATTGAACGGCCCGAGTGTAAAGGACCGCAGCCCTTCAGCCCACCGCTGGAGCCGTGTCTGCTGGCGAGGGCGAATGATCTCGTAATGGCTCATCAGACCCACTCCGCAATGACCGCTGTATCCACGATGACGTTGTGTCGGTTCATCTGGTCCACCGCCATGACTA